TGGTTGTTGAGTAGCAGTAGCGCGATGCATTTCATTTGAGTGATGGTAATAAAAAGACTGTCGAACAAGTGTCCGCGTCAAATTCTCTCGCAATGTCTGTTCCATACGAGTAAACATGGCGTTTCCATTCACTATAAATTCATTATATCGATGAAGAAGGGTGGTATATTCATCCATATAGATCTGTTCATCTTCAACTGCATTATAAAACTGATTCAAGTGAAATCTCTCGTGATAATCATCGTTGATATTATTTCTCTCATTGTATCTACGATGAAGATGATTAGATGGATCTTGATTCATAATAATCAATATATATTTACCGGAATTACTTTCTATATTTGTTTATTTTAATTTCCGACATTTCTGACAATGATGTCGGTGACGAGCGCGTTCACGCGAATAGCGGTCTTTACTACTATCGGGTGCGTTAGTAATGCAACATATCAATATTGCAAATATTGCAATGAATGATCCGGTCATAACTATAAGTTCACCCATCAAAGCCGGCATTTTAGAGTAAGAAAATTTATATATGGAATATCGAATCGGTTATCAAGTTATTAGGTCGACAAACGATTCAATTTTACTCAAATCACACTTAAATATATAAATTTATTATTATGTAAAGAACAATAAAAAACTGAACCACTCGTTACGTAATGGAACAACGATTTCCAGATTTCGTAAATAAAGGTATTACTGGACTCATGAATCTTGGAAATACATGTTTCGTGAATTCATGTCTACAAGCACTATCACATACCTACGAACTCAATCGGTTTTTAAATGATGAGAAATACAAGAAACGCCTTACGAAGAAACCGGATGCAGTTTTATTAAGTGAATGGGACAAATTACGAACTCTAATGTGGAGTGAAAATTGTATTGTATCACCGGGAGGATTCGTAGCGTCAATGAAAAACGTAGCGCGACTTAAAAATCAAGAATTGTTTACACAATATTCACAAAATGATGTGCAAGAGTTTCTCGTCTTTATGTTGGATTCATTTCATATGGCTCTCTCGAGAGAAGTGAATATGACGATCACTGGAAATGTGAATAATGACAAAGATATTATTGGTCGTAAATGTTATGAAATGATGCAACACATGTATACAAAGAATTACTCTGAAATGTTGAATTTATTCTACGGGATACAAATGTCAGTAATTACAGAGATAGGTGAAAATGCGTCAGAAGGTGTAGTTTTAAGTATCTCTCCTGAACCATTTTCGATTATTTCTCTTTCTATTCCGATAGTGGAAATACCGGGAACAGGAAAAACACGTATTCCAACATTAATGGATTGTTTTAGTCATTATTGCGCGGGAGAAATAATGGAGGGAGAAAACGCATGGTTTAACGATAATACGCAGAAATACCAAAATGTTAAGCGTGGTATGATGTATTGGAGTCTACCGAATATTATGATCATTGATCTTAAACGCGTTCAATATACACCGCAAGGACCCGTAAAGATAACAATACCGGTTGAAATACCACTTCGTGGTCTAAATATGAGTTCATTTGTAAACGGATATAAACGCGATAGTTATATTTACGACCTATATGCAGTTTGTAACCATCACGGGAATTTTAGTGGAAGTGGACATTACACGGCTACGATATGTACTGCAAGTAAGATATGGTATACATTTAATGATGAAAATGTGAAAGAAACCGAGATGAAGGGGGAAAATATTACGAGTAATATTCCATACTGCTTATTTTATCGTAAAAGACAGAATGGAAATGGATGAGATGCACCGTCATCCCACAAATAAAAACATTTGAATAATATACCATCATTATATAAGTATTTGTTTCGTATGTCAAATATAACACCGGTTTCACCTCCATCATCCTTATCTATCCCGACGAATGCAAATGTTGGGTTGAAACAAGTGTCTGGAATCTTTGGTTGGATGGATGAGAAGATAGATACACTTATCAATCCGCGTGTGATAATATTAATTTTAGTAGTAATTTTCATGGGTTATTTCGTAATCAATGCTTTAGCCGGCGGAGACAATCCAAATGATAATAAAGAAAATACACTTTTTGCAAATATATCTATTCTTGAAATATTCTTATGGGCGATTCTTATTATCGTTGTCCTACTGAATGGGTTTCAATATTTCTTCAACACAAATATAACTACAGAGATATCTGATCTTCTTTCTACCAAACCGAAAATCACAATTGCTCAGAACGTTCCAGAAGATTCAGATGGGCGCGGCGATTTAGGCAGTGGTCCATCTCTCAAAATGCGCAAACAGGTTTTCCATATCCCGTCGAATATATACGATTATGAAAATGCAAAGGCGTTGTGTCAAGCGTATGGTGCAGATATTGCAAATATTGACCAAATGGAAGAAGCGCATAAATCCGGTGCTGAATGGTGTTCTTATGGTTGGTCGGATAACCAGATGATACTTTACCCTACTCAGAAATCAACATGGGAAGAATTACAGAAGAGCAATGATCCGACGAAGAAAAATAGTTGTGGTAGACCCGGTGTAAATGGTGGATATATGGAAAATGCGACAATGAAAGCAGGTGTGAATTGTTATGGTCCAAAACCTGAAATGAACCAGTCATCCTCTAAATTGATGTCAAGTATTCAGAGTGTGGAGGCCGGAAAGATGTTGAACCCGGAACATGAAGCGCGTGTTCAAGAAATGAGAGGGAAAATAAATGATATTGTAATCGCGCCATTTAACAAGAGTGCATGGTCGTTGTTGTGAAAATTATAATACATATTATTAAGATTTTAGTATACGTATAATATATTATACGTATACTAATTTAGAATTTCGATGTCGTCTCTTTCGATGAATAAAGTGCGTGGTCGCGCCTTGAACGCGAATACACATAATACAAACAACTTCTCATTGTGGATTGAACCATTGTCTCACAAACAATATCCAGTGACCGATGTTGTTAATCCAACGAATAACGCAATTATTACTTCAGATGGAACCCGAAATACAGTTATTGCAAAACCTGGATTGATATATAATAATGTTACTATTGATATTTCAGGAGCAGTGAATCCTTCAAGATGGCTTACAGGTCAGACGATTAATACAGTATTTTTAGATGCGAGTGATCCGTTATTGAATCATCGTATTACAGATGCCAGCGGTATTACAAACGGTATTATTGCGAGTTATAACTATACACCCAAATCAACCAATTCAAAGATCATTGTGGAGTATGGTTCATTATATTCAATTGAAGGTAATTCTACCGGTGGAACGGATGAGATAGAGTCTCAAATCAAAGTAGGAGGAACAACGATTGCAAGACGTGTACAACGATTTCCAAATGTATCTGGTGGTGGAACTAGAGGATCTACCATTTTCCCGATATGTGGTGCGATTACAAATACAGTGAACCTTAACGCTCGCACGATAACTGTAGAATTAGTTAGTGCAACCGATGCTGTTATTATTTATAAAGCGAACTATGATGCATTTCTGAAAGTTACCGAAATTGCATTATAATCATTCATTTCTTTGAATTCAATGTAAATAATCTCTCGAACTGGTTATTTCCATTCCTTTCCATTTAGTATTATAATGAAAGTGCACTCCGTTTAGTCTTGTTGTGCCTCTTCTTTTCTTTATTATCATTTACAGATTCACGAGATCGTCGTCGTCGTCGTGTCTTGACGTCGTGTTGTATTCTCTCGGTTGGTGTAACAAGAGACAGTAGTGTATCAAAGATATCCGTCGGTACTGGTTTCGTTCGTCCTTCATCGTCAGTGTCGGTGTCGGTGTCGGTGTCGGTGTCGTCGCCTTCACGCGTGGTCTTGGTCTTAGTCTTAGTCTGAGTGTGAGTCTTGGTCACTGTGTCCTGTTCTGGCGCTTCAAAAACGTAATTGCGCGGTTTAAATTGCGGTGGCATGACAAACAATCCGGCCGGGACTGCTAAATCTCGAAATAAATCACTGAACTTTTCAGGAATAAAGTGTCGATTTTCTGACTCGTCGCTAGAATGAATTCGTGAATCTCCTCCTGCTCCTCCCGTCATACTTTGCCCATCAGTATTATTGCCAAATGATACAAATAACGGCGTCTTGTGTTGATACAATAGATTATTCACTTGATATCCGCCACCAATCATATTTCCTTCTTTATCTTGATGAAATGTCAAATGTTGATCTGGATTAAAATAATTACCTACTTTCATGTTCATGTTCATTTTTTTTGATTATATTTTACTTTAATGATAATACTCTATATACTTGTATTATCATTAGAAAATACTATAAACGAGACGAGATTACGCTTCTTCTTCATCAGATGAATCATCGGCGTTTACTGCACCGCCACCGCCACCGCCACCTGCACCTGATTTCGTATTATATACTCTCTTAATCTCCATTGTTGACTTTGTTTCTCGGTTCTTCTTAATATACGTCATGATTTGCTCGACCTGTTTTCCGTTTGTAATTAATTGACTGAGACATTTCTCAATATACGCCAATGTAAGTGGTGCGGTATGCTTAGTTGCAACAAACCGCAACTTCCCATCAGATATATTCACCGTGGCTTTTCCGAGTTGTTTTTCTTCTATAATTTCAAGTATTTCATCATTGATTACTGCTTTTTCAGTGCGTATATCCCGGACCTCTTCTGATGTTTCTTTAATTTTATTATCTAATTCAACCCATCGTTTAATTTTGGTTTCAAGAGTTGGTGGCGTTGAATGAGTTGCCGTCATAATCGAAGTTGGATTCATAATCGTATTGTATATCTAGATATAGACATTATATCATTATGTTTATATCTGTTACATTTATTTTACTACGGTCTGCGTATAAATTTACCTGCGACGACGAGTGCTACGAGAAGACCTACGAAAGTTAAATGACTTTCCGAGAGAACGACTTCCGGACCTGCGGGACTGAAGAGTTTTTTGACCAAGATAAAGTCCTAAAGGAACCAGCGCTGTTTCAACTGCAGTCATAAGACCGGGGACCATACCGCCACTCTGCGGGTTCTGGTGACTGCGACCGCGGCTGCGGCTGCGGTTTCGACTGTGACGACGACCACCAACAAGGGGAGATCCCTTTAACGAAGAATAACCTTCGGCTGCGGCAATTGCACCGGCGTTTGCTCCTGCAACGGCGCCATCAACTATTGCAGTTTGAAGACCAGATGGTTGTGCGGATTGAGCACTACTGCTCTCAGCACCGGCACTACCACCCTTCTGTCCGTTATTTTGACTCATAGCATTATTCAAAAACTGCTGGGCAATTTTTCCGGCTTGCTCAAGTGTAGCTTGAGAGATTTGAGGTGCGGCAGTGGATGCGCCAGCGGATGTGGGTTCACCATTACCTCCACGCTGGTTCTGGTTCTGGTTCTGATTCTGGTTCTGGTTCTGGCGTTTATAACCGCGAGACCTTCTAGGAGATTTATGTGATTTACGAGGCATAGTAGACAATTATATAATACATATAGAAATAAATTGCATACTATATGTATAATAATATGAAGATATTTCCGATTCTCCTTCTTGGGATGTTGATTCTTCCTGAATCTATGATTTTTTCATTTGGAAAAGTCGAGGCACATCCGATTCGCATTGATGATACTCAAGACAATGTCGCCGCCGCAGCCACCACCACCACCACCACCACCACCACCATGACGAGTCAAGGTAAACTTGAATGTGATGCATGTATGTATCTTGCAAACGGTTTGAACCAAACTATTATTCACAATCCTAAAGTCATCGCGATCGTTTCCGATGACTTAGAAAAGATTTGTTCAGTTCTACCACAAAGTGTCCAAGCGTTGTGCACAAGTGCGGTTGAACAAACAACGCCAGTTATCCTAAATCATTTGGGCGATTTTATCGCAACGGAAGGGTGTGCTGATTTAGGCGTATGTCATACTACACATTCACTACATACCCAACATTCTAAATAGATTCGTATTCTATTCATATTCTTTTTATAGCGTCATACTAATTCATTTCATTACTATTACGCGCCACAATGGAAGTATTTCATCCTAATGATACATTTCAGTTCGAACAATTACAATTAACTCATCCGAATAGTATTCCGGGTGGTTCATATATGACGCGATATTCTTATTACAACAACAAGCAACCACTCTATATACAGACTACAAAAACACGATCAAAACAAGGAATTGTTGTATCAGGCAAGAAGGCGTATATTGATTTATTAATTACGGGTTCTGAGATTGATTATGAATTTACGGAATGGATTGCAAATTTAGAGAAAAGATCAATAGATTTACTTTACGAAAAACGTAATTTATGGTTCACACAAGAACTTGATAGGATTGATATTGAAAATTCATTTACATCACCAATAAGAGCATACAAAACCGGTAATTTTCTGGTTCGTGTAAATTTAGAACCAAACCGGAATTTTACACATATTCAACCATTTTCTTGTAAGATTTTTGATGAACATAAGAAACCAGCGTCCGTGGAACATATTAAGGATGATCATACGATTATTTCGATTATTGAATTTCAAGGAATTAAGTTCACTTCTCGTAATTTCCAAATGGAATTAATACTCCGACAGGTATTGGTTATTCCAGATGTTCCTCTTTTTGAAACGTGTGTTATTTCAGAACCAACTTCAATTGTGACCGACGCAAAGAAACCGAATATAAGCGCGCACTCGCATGTAGAACCGCATGTAGAACCGCATGTAGAACCGCATGTAGAACCGCATGTAGAACCGGAGGTAGAATCGGATGCAGAACCGGATGCAGAACCGGATACGAAGGATTATTTAGGATGTAATCACCATAAAAATAATGAACCAGAAACATTACAACAAGAAACTGGAGGTGAAATAAAGCATTTTGGGTGCACGGAAATAGAAATCGACTTTAACGATATTCCAGATACAATTGACACAAATGAACCAAATTTCCCGACTACAGATACAACGTCAGAAACGAACATTTCGAATTCATTATCAAAAAAATGCGAAACAATGATTGCTTCAATAAAACTAAAAAAACACAAGGACGTTCTTTATGAAATGTATAAAATTGCAAAAAAAAAGGCGCAAGAAGCCAAAAAGATTGCCATACGTACATATTTAGAAGCAAAAGAAATCAAAGCAGCCTACTTATTAGAAAATTCGGATCTTTCCGATAGCGACGATGACATATAATCGCACTTACCATATTTTGTCATTTATTTTATCATTTATTTTATATACAATTAAATTATAAGAATGAGTTTTTTGTCTGATTTAGAGAAAACACTTCGTACCAATCACATTCTTGTGATTTTAGGTGCGATTGTTCTTGTATACGCCGTTTATACCTATTCCGACCAAAAGTTCGTCGTTCCTTATGAATCTCTTGAAAGTGACGCCAAGAATCGTCAGGCAACAACTGCTAATACGAATCAGCAACTTGGATCGCCAAATGTAAACGGAATGACCGGACAAACTGGTGCTCTTGCGGCGAACGCTTCTCAGTTGCCAGTGGCGAATCCGGCCGACCTTCTTCCCCGTGACACCAACAATCAGTGGGGCAGTTTGAACCCTTCGGGCAGTGGTGATCTTCAGGGACAGAATCTCCTTTCGGCCACTTTCTTGACTGGAATTGACACGATTGGCAATACAATGAAAAACGCCAATCTTCAGTTGCGTTCTGAACCTCCTAACCCCCAGTTGAATGTGGGTCCTTGGAACCAGAGCACTTTCGCACCTGATTTGATGCGCACTCCTCTCGAGTTGGGAAGCACACCTGTCCAATAAAATCTATCGCCACAGGTTATGGTATCTATATTACGTAATATACAATGTTACGTAATATACAAGGCAATGGAATTATGAAATGGAAATATTGTTGTAGTATATAGTATTATTCTCGGTTGCAACATCAAATGTCGAAGAATCTCTCGACACTTATGATACTAATCGTCGTGATTGTGCTAACAATCGTCATCGTTCAAAATGTCATTGCTCCAATGCTTGTAAATTATCAGCACGGACTTTTACACCTTTTCTCATTTGAAACGCCCGTTCTATAAACATAATCATAGTTATAAATCATATAAAGGTAATACCAATTATATAAATAGACAATAATGTTAATAAATGAGGTTGTCTTCCAACTAGTAATGGTTGTTTAGCAGTGATGTGTGAGACCAGAAGTCAAACCAAGCACATTACAATTGCTACTCATTTCGTCCTTCACCGCCGAGCGTAGCGAGGTGGGTTAAGTTGGACCATCGTAAGGTGAAACTCCTTACTATTGACTTTACAGAAGGGGTAACTCTTCAACCTTTTAACATAACGACCTAAGCAATAGAATCCCAAAAGCAAATGATTATGTGGTTTGCTGAAAACTTGGGCGTTTTAAATGAGAAAAGGTGTAAACAGTCCCGACTTTACGATTCGTGAAAGTCCAATACAAGGTCTCGGTTTATACACGAAGCGTGACCGTGCAAAGGACGAGAGATTATTCGTCGCGATTGATTCTATGAATGTCGTGACGCCAATCGGAAGTAAAATAAATCACTGTCCAAAAAAGGGTTCTTCTAGTAATTCGATCATACCGAATACAAATCTCTCGAACACACCAGATCAAGTCACTGGAGAGTGGTGGATCATTGCCGCACGCAACATTGCTGCAGGGGAAGAACTAACTGTGGATTATACAAATACGCCGGATTTCATTAAAAAACCGGATCCAAATTGGAGATGCGAATTGTAATCTATGTTATATAATAATAGTATAGATCATCATCCCAACGCCCATAATGACAAAATCTCTCGATCTCTGTCGTTATAAAGATATATTTGGTCGTCCGAGAGAAGGTGCACATTCATATAGAATCTTCGACATTGCAGTAGTGGATGTCACGGCAACCATTGTGGTAGCGTATGTGATTGCCCGTGTCTTCGGGTTTGTATTTTGGAAATCTCTCGTCGCATTGTTTTTGATTGGTATTATTGCGCACCGTGCATTCTGTGTTCGCACGACGGTGGATAAATGGGTCTTTCCGAATGCATGATACATAAAACAAAATCTCTCGTTATATAAATACAAAGGTTGATATTCGTATTTATATAAATGTTCAAAACCAGTGTTTTCGGATATATTATTATTATTTTTATTATTGTCGTTTGTCTAAAAATATACCAAGAATCCGACACATTTCAGTTAAAATGCATTGTTTCGAAAGTGGATGGCAATAAATATTGCGTTCGTGAGCGCGCAAAACTGGAACTTGCGGCTGATCTTCTCGCCACCGTCACCCAGAAAATGAAAAAGGTAGTAAAACATATGGGTGATACCTACCCCGACCGCGATAATGTAAAACGTTTAGTCAAAAATTTCCGCCCTGAAAAAGTCAGTGAGACACTCCCTACGAGTGAATATACCGCGTATAGTGAAAACAAGGGTGAGAAACTTGCGTTTTGTGTAAATACGACGAAGAATGGAAATAAACTCATTGATGAAAATACTCTCACCTTTGTCGCACTGCATGAGTTGAGTCATATTATGACAGAGAGTGTCGGACATAAAGATGAGTTTTGGAATAACTTCCGTTTTTTAATCGATGAAGCGCAGAAAATAAAGGTGTATACTCCAGAAGACTATAAACTCAAACCGAAGGAATACTGTGGTATGACGATTAATGACAACCCGCATTTTGACAACTAGTGCGTCCGGCCGCGAACCACCGTGCGCTAACGCGCCATGATGTAACCAATATGCGCAATGGGTTAATGTTAGATACAGAACAAAAACGTTATGCTCATTGTCGCGTTAGTGCACGGTGGTACGCGCCCGGACGTGCCCGGACGCGCTTAGACCTCCGTTACTTTTCCTAATCGTAAGAATATAGTGTTCGGTGTTCGTCGTTCTTGTATTGCTTTAAGATCAGATGGACGCGTGATACTTGAAATAATATCACGGTCAACGTCCATTATGCGGTAAAGATTACTAATTTGACCACCTTCTCCATAAAATGATACATATTCTGGTATCGAATTGGCGTCGGTCCAGCACCAAATCGCACGGTTAACTATATCATTCCGACGCGCTTTCCATTCTTCTACAGATGGATATTGATACATAAGGAGAAACGCTGCATCATGTTCATAACATTCGTCAACAAATGTGACAAAAATATCATCAACTGGAAATAATATTGGCGATGAAAGCACTTGTTCATAGATTGATGCACCACCAATAAACCAAACACGATCGTAATTCATGGCGTAATTATGAATGTCCGAGAGATTTTTGATAAATGTAACACCCGTAGGCGTAGGCGTATTATCGGCGTCATGTAATGCAGATACGACAAAATTATCTCGAAAAGGCAGTGGTTGAGCGTGTGCAGGGATACTTTCCCATGTCTTTCGCCCCATAACTACCGCACTATTATATGGAAAGATAGTTGACCGTGTCATTTGCGAAAAAAAACGAAGATCTCTTTCGATTTTAGGCCATGGTAGAGTTCCTTCATATCCGATGCCGCCGCCGCGACAAAGCGCGACAATCATTTTAAAATCAGGACTACGAGGAGACATCGAACTTCAGATAAAAATATAGAATGAAAACACTTTATTATATATTTATTATTAGTATACGATACATAAAGAAGACGATCGATATTATTCTTCTATTGATATAATAGTATCTTAATGAATATAGAAAACCCGATGTCAAATATTCCGATTTATAAAATATGTCACATCCGGTCGCCTCATGATATTTCAGAATCTGTCGCAACTGAATCGACTGCTGCAATGGCGTCATCGCTTTCCCCTGAATATAATATACTATACGTGTTTTATGGGGATACAGAAATTCCAACTGAAGATGGTACCATCGTAAATATCAATGACGCTTTTAAACGAGAACCAGATAACCCTTTTTTCAAAACCCCTTATTTCAAAACGATGATATTTAGTGATTACGAACAAAACTCAATCCGGGAAAATAATATAAATGTCGTGTTTCTTCCGGAGAAAATATACCCAGATGATTCGATTGAAACCATTAAAAAGAAGTTTCTCAATTTGACACGTGACAAGGTAAGTCTCTCGTATTCTGAATTGTATTTTTTCTGTAAACAAGTAAAAACGATTACAACACAAATGGCGCACGATCATATCACATCAAATGGAAAATTAGAAATGACTCCGGTGAGAGTTCAGAATTATTTACTGAATATATACAATCATCCGACCATAGGAGAGGGGTCATGTTGTGGAGGAGAACCAACGCCTATATCTGACTACGCCAAACTCGGTAAACCCACTGGAGGCGCCAATGGAAATTACACATATACGAATATTGCAAATTTAAAATTAGAAGAAAAACACCGTATTGTAAACGTGGCGATGGGTCAAGAATTAAACATTGCATCCACCTATGAATATCCCTATGCGGTAAATCCATTTGATGCAATAAACGCGGATCCTTTTCTAGAAGTTCATGCGAGTGAAATTGTGAATACTACAAACAAGATGGTTCTTATAGATTACGGTATAATGATTTATAATACTATCTATTTGGTTACAGCGGAAGATGTCATGATTTATGCGAAAGAAATAAATATTGTTGCTCCTGGTGCTGCTCCTGGTGCGGTTCCTGGTGTATCTCGTGGAATAAAACTGATCTACGAATCGTATATGATTCGTGTATATTTCCCGTATCTCTCGGCGTATCGTGATGATACGCGTCATTTACCAGTCGGAGAAGGATCGGCCGAAGCGTCGGGTGAAGTAGATTTGTCTACGATTCATTCACGTGAAACACTACTTCTTAATAAAATGATACTATTCAACGCGGATGAAAAGATATTGAACGAGAGATTTAAACGCCAAACCGAGAATATTAAGTTACTTTACGACATTTACGAGAAACGCATATTGCCTGAGCAAATTTACATCGACGCTGGTATTCGCGGAGTGGAACTCATGATTCACCCAGAAACACTCTACAACCAATCTCTCGACGCAGTGTTTAAAATGATACACTGTTCAGAACATATTCCTTATATCAAATACAATCCCGGAAAGAAACGTGACAATATTTACAAACTTCATATTTCAGGAATAAGTCGTAGCGGGCGTAAAATACCTTATCTACCAAAAAGCGATATTTTTCGTCTTATCAAAACCACTGCACGCAAGAAGAGTGTTGCAATATATATCTATCATAAAGAGAAAGATACCACGAATATACCGATCCCGATTTTATGCGAATTTTATCCCGACGGGTCAATCTATGTGAAAATATTTGACGTAAAGAAATCATTTGAAAGGGGTATTATAGAGGAAATAATTAAAACGAAAGTGAATCCAGTGCTGCGGGTAATCAAAGAATATGTTGAGCAAAGTGGATTTAAGATGACGCTCTTCACAGAATTATATCATCCTCAGATCGAGTTGATTAATATGGAATACTTTAAGCAAATCGCGATTACACGGAATATCGAAATAAAACAGATGATCAAATGTATTTCCAGCGCGTTTAATGAGATAGAAGGCAGTTTAAAGAAAGGAATTGTAATGCGATACAAGCGTGTAAGTAATTATAATGATATGTCAAGTCAGGATGCATATGTGATCGAAATGATGAATAAACGTCAAAGCGATCGTGATATCATTGAAGGACTCAGGGATAATTATATGATGTCGGAAACCGATGCACGTGCCAAATTATCTTCTATATTATCATCACTACAAACACAGCAATTTTCGCGGTTTCGTGGTGGGAATATTCGAATCAAGAATAATCCCGGGTTTCTTACCAAAATAACAAAGGGTGCGTTTAATAATATTATTACTATTGAAATCGGAAATATCAACAATGTTCTATTTTTAGATACACTCCATATTTATATCGATTCTATTATTCGTATTTATCAGAATCCGGGAACAACTAATATTCCTTATAGTAGAATAGTGGAACTATGTGCAAATGCGGCAGGATCATCATCAACCGCATCAGTATTACCGACCAAATTACCACTAAGTGGTGCGGTTGTTGGTTCAGATTCGTTAGTATCGGAAGAAGGGGCGCCTCAACCGTTTCTACAAAATGAGAGGGCAGAAGCTGTAATTGGAGACATACATCCATCAGATCGCGAGGAGTCAATTGAAGTTATGCCAGAAATTGTGCCAGTGATCAAGAAACCGACCACTACGGTCAGCGCTGCGGCAGCGTCGGTTGTATTCGGATTCGAAGCTGAAGCGCAAAAAGAAGAAGAAGAATTAGATTTGTTTGATTTATTACAAGGAAATGATGAAGAAGAAGAAGACGATGGTAGAGGGGTGGGTGATAGTGCGCCAAGCAGCGAACAAGGTGGTGGCGCTGGCGCTGCACAGAAACGAAGACCCAGCGGGAGTGCGGCAAGTGTAGGCGCGGCAAGTGCAGGCGCAGGTATAGAAGAAGATCTCTCGGATATAACTGGTATGGATCTGGCCAATCCGAATCCATTCTCAAAACGTATTCAAGAACGAGATCCAGTGATTCATTTGAATGAAGATGTTGGTAAATTCAACGCATATTCGCGGAGTTGTCCATGGAACGTGCGTCGTCAACCAGTGATTTTAACTAATGAAGAAAAGGAACGTATTGATCGTGAACATCCTAATTCTTATTCACATAGTATATCATATGGTTCTGACCCAAGCAAACAGTATCATTATATTTGTCCGAGATATTGGAGTTTAAAAGACAATACGAGTCTTACTGAAGAAGAAGTAAAATCGGGGAAGTATGGTGCAGTAATTCCATCAAAGGCGAAGAAAATACCACCTGGTGCAAATATATTTGAATTCACTGATGATAAGCATCATGTAGACGAGAAAGGGAATTACAAACAACATTATCCAGGATTCTTAAAAAAAGATGCACACCCGAAAGGATTATGTGTTCCTTGTTGTTTTGCACAATGGGATAAACCGTCGCAAACTGAGAGACGAAAAGAGTGTGAATCAAAACAATTTGAAGCAATTCGAACAGAACCACCAACGGCTATGGAGTCTTCTTCATCGACGAATGTGGTTCCATCATCACCGGACGCGGGTGAATCCATAGCTCCGTCAGGGGCGGCTGCTGCTGCGGTTGCTGCTGTTGCACCTTTACCGGTTGTCGCACCGTCCAAAATAAACGAAATGAAAGACGAACGTATTTTGAGTTCAGATAAGTTTCCTCTTGAAGATAACCGATGGGGATACTTACCTTTTCAAATTCAAAAGTTTCTGTTTACAGATAGTCGTAATTGTCAAGTTAGTCTTAAAAATACAGCAATAAAAAAAGATACACCATGTCTTTTACGACGCGGTGTTGAAACCAATGATCGTCAATCATTTGTATCTGCAATTGCATATTATTATAAAGAAAGTATTGGTCTTACATCAAGAACAGTTACATCTCGTGAAAATCCTGGCGCATCATCGACGGGAAGTGGCAATGGTCGATCAGTGAAATCCAATACTCGTGAAACGATTTCTGCATTAATCAATAGTGAATCGTTGGTTGCCGAGGGTGGTATATCTCGCAAGGAGCGGATTAAGCAGAGGGTGCAAGATATTATGAATAGTAATTCCACACAGATCAAGAAAAAGACAACATCGGTCGAAGTTGCCGCGCAACCGAATATTCCAATTCAAAGAGCTGTGGCAGGTGGTGGAGGCGAAGAATTGGTCGAAGATTATGAATATCATTCTGAAGATGAAACACCACCGGTATCAATGACACCGCGTGTAAGCAGTAGCGCTGCTGCACCTATTACATCCGTGTCAGCATTTGGGGCGGTTCCTTCTTCTTCTGTCGTGTTACCTGCAAATGCGGTTCCTACTATCCGAGAGATGCGAAATATTATCATAGAATCTCTCGACATTGATACATTTATAACATTAAACAACGGAACCCTTGCCGATATATTCTATAATCCGAAGAAGGAACTGAGAGATTTACAAAAATACGAAATGTCGAAAATCTCTCGAACTCTCCCTCAAGAAACATTTGCTAGGATATGTAATGCGTATGAAAATTTTATATCATATCTTGATGATGATGCGTCTATTATAGATCATACTTATCTTTGGGATATTGTCTCTCGACCGAATGAGAAACTCTTCAAGAATGGCAACAATATTATCCTCATTCATATCCCTGATGATGACATTACAAATAACGTTCAGGTGATTTGTCCAACAAATGCATATTCGGGTGAAGTATTTGACGTAAATCGCAAAACGATTATTATAATGAAACGGGATACGTATTACGAACCGATATACTTATTTGAGAGTAAATCCAATGGAAAATACGAGTTTACAGGGCGATTTTCAATGAAGGATAAAACGATTTCGCCGAAAATCAAGCATATCATTGAAAATATCCGTGATATTTATTTTTCGTATTGCCGCCTTCACGAAAGTCAACCACGCGAATACCGATACAAAATGAATAAACCGGCGCATATTATAGCCAAAATGCTGACAGATGCAGGATTTACAATTCACGCGCAAGTGATGAATTTCAATGGCAAGGTGATTGCTCTACAAATATCTCAAACGATTCGTATAACAAAATTAAACCCATCTGCGGTTGTAAAGAAAACATTTGTGAGTAAAAAATGGGCGGGTGTTATTCCTACTGCAGTTTCAGCGCCGTTGGTTAATAATCGTGGATTGCCGCCGCCGCCGCCGATGATAATGATGGATGATGACACACTTTGGGAGATGAGTTATAATGAAACAGTAGAATTTTTAGAAACAGTGGCCAATCATGTAAAGAAAATCACCAAAAAGGACTTATACTGTCGTCCTAAAGTAAAAGTTGTTGAAGAAGGTATAGTTGTAGGGGTTATCACAGAAACAAACCAGTTTATTCAAATAAACATGAATAAAGACCGCCAACAGATTGTAGATGATGGATTGCCAACCTTAACGGAAAATAATCACCTTCATGTAGATAAAGATGGAATGTCGATATTGAGAGAAAATAGTCACAATAAGGTAGATAAAGAAATTGGAAAAAAATCAGAAGGCAATATTGATCACAAACGTGAAAAATATGTTAGAAATATTCGTCTGGAAACGAATTTTTATAATGTATTCCGTAATACAGCGCGTAATGTGTTGAACCGACCAGAAAATAAAGGAATAAAAGACGATATTGAAAAATTGATAGCGTCACCGTTTACGATATATCAGAATAAGTTGTCACAAATTATCGCACATATGAAACGAATACTTTCGAAATATATTTCGTTTATCAAATACAATAAGGATACATTGAAAATGGTTGGTGAAATATCGGGTTGTATTACGAGTGATGATGAAACATGTGGAAAGAAAAGTTATTGTTTGAAAGAATCGGGTGGTTTATGTAAACTGTTGCTTCCAGAGCGTAATTTAATGTATCCGAATATAAAGAATGAAGAGGCTTATTTTGATAAAATATCTGATGAAATGATACGTTATGAACGTGTAAAACTGTTTATGTTTGAACCGACAAAGTATCTATCGTTTCAGGATAGAAAATACGACCTTGTTGATAATGAAATCATATTACTGGAAACATTTATTACACAGGAGTATTTTGAAAATATGGAACCGGTTGATGAAAATAAGTATGCATTTCATACAAATTTTTATACAGTAGCGCCTAGTAACGCTGGTAGTCGTGGTATTCAAACGTATGATCCAATGTATCGTAAAGATTATGTTGACCGATATTTAGAATTGGAATCGTCGAATCGTGCGCGTGAAAAACAAAACCAGGCGAAAGAAGTAGTATCTGCACCGCCACAACCTGAATTCTCATTTCAAATAAATGAGATCAATCATGTTCTCGATTTTTGCATGCAAGTATCAAAACGTAAAATAAGTGAAAAATTGCAGTTGTTTTTCTCGAATAAGGATACATTTGAAATTATGTTTTCGAATGAGAGTAACGAATGTTCGTTTGATGTTATATTGACGATATTGCGTATTGTTGCACAAAATGCGTCGAAATGTCCAAGTGGGCATACATGTGTTCGTGAGGTGCCGAATCAATATAAATTTAAATCGATGGTTTCGGAAGTTTCCGCGAGTGATCCAGAACCTGAACGAGTGTTTTGTCAGAAATGCCGTGAATCAATTGGTCAAGAACGAACAGAGTTTGCATGTCGTCAATGCAATTACTTTATTTGTGAAAATTGCCGTCATCAGCACGTAGATGAATTGGCTGAAATGACAATTATAAAACTTAAGAATATACTTATAGGTGAATATGATAAATTCGCGAATATGGGTCTTGGAAAGAAGTTAACAATGATACTGAATGGATATGGAATGAAGAAATATGCAGATGTTATTAATGAAGAACGGGCAACTTTACCGCAAATCATTCAAAGCGAGAATTACTTTTTGACCAATGTAGATATTTGGATTCTATCGTTATATTTTAAGATACCAATTGTTTTCATTTCGCAAGGATTATTAAGTGAAAATGGCAAGAATGTAATGGTATTATATGATGATAGTGAAACGAACAGTTACTTTTTCATTCATCCATTTGCAGTAACACAAAATGTTCCATCACGGTTTTGTTTGATTGAAGTAAAACACGGTGAATATTCATTATTAAGGATACCTATGGAATTTTTATCGGAGCGTCTACAAGAAAAAATTCGTAATGACGAAGATGATCGAATTTCAATAGAAGAGTATATACGAACATATAAATTGGGTAATATGAAAAATAAGAAGCGTGTATTTACACTTATGGAACCAAGTAGTGCAAAAGAACCTGCGTAATAAAGTATGTAGCAGAGGATAATTGAATTGAAACATACACGTTGATGTCAACAAATGCAATACCGTTACAATAATGAAAAATAAACTAAAAGATATATAGGAAAATGAATAAAGAATCCATATCTTCGGGGTATCTAACAGCAGATATTGTATCTCGTAATCAATCATATACGCCGCAAGTAATAATAAGTGATGTGTTTGATATACCGGATATACCCGCGCCAGCGCCCGTTCTTGTTACGATCCCTTTACAATCTCAAGTTTTGCCCCAAGTATCTATTCCAACGAATGTAGCGGTGGTACCTCCAGAAATACACAATAATATGAATAGGATCGAAGAAATAACAAACATACCGGTTAATTTCATAAAGGCGATTAATCATAGTGCGATGACAGACGTTATGAATAAAGCAACAGTGCGTGATACGCCAACGGTTCCATCAATTGGAACAAAAAAATCAGATCGTTCAATTCCAGTGCAAATAGTAAACACAGCATTACAAGGGAATATGCCGATATCGACTCCGATACCTACGCCGACCCCGCCGAGACAACAACAATCGTCGGTGCATCAGGTGTCGAATAATAAAACAAACCATCGCATTAAACCAAGTAATAGTAAGATAATAATAGAAGACGAAGATAAAGACACGGCAATAGATTATGATGATGAAGACCCTGAAATAAAAAAAACCAAACTATCGCTTTTTCATTTCGCCAAAGACGTGACATTCAATTTGATATTTACGATTCCGTTCCTTCGAACTAAACTGAATAATATACTGAGAGAACCTACTTTAGCAATTAATCAGATTGAGCGTGTATTTGATGAATTCAAGGATAAATTGAACCGTGTGCAGTTGGATAGTCTTAAGAAATATGTATGTGAAGATGGAATACGAGACAAGTTAAATTTCATACTGGAATCTGGGTTTAATAAAATTTTATCCGATGGAAAAATAGACATTAATGATGCACCGCAATTCAACCAACTTGTGTATTTTATTATAAAGTCATTTAACAACATCAATCAAGGTAAAGTGTATCGTTTTTATGTATCTAGCGAACATGTAATGCTATTGCTTCATTTTATATTGAAATCAGTATTTACCCTAACATTAAAAGGCGAAGAGGAACAAATGGCGATCGGTCTTTTAGACACAAGTTTTAAATTGGTTCAAATCGAGGTGCTTCCACTGATTTCAAAACGCTGGTATCACAGATTTAGGATATGTCACGATGTTAAGGAAATCGAGGAATTGATTGATTAATGGAATAGAATGGAATAGAATGGAATAGAATGGAATAGAATGGAATAGAATGGAATAGAATATTTAGGAAAAAAAATGCGTAAACGGCGCCGTTTTTCGCGAAAAGAACTTAAAGATATTTTCTCTGTATACTATGAGAAGGTGCGATCCACTTCCTCCTCTTTCGTGTAGAAGGAGTATATTAAAGTGTATTTTTTTATATTTTCTAGAGGATACAAATCATTCTTTCGTCACAATTAATTCGACTGGTATCACATGTGATGTGATAGTAGGTCCGCCTTGTGATGATTATCTTATTTAATTAAAGATTTGTCAATTCTAGATATGTAGAATAATTGCACATGTCATACCGGTGTAGCTCAGCGGCAGAGCGTCTACAACATCGTTTGTTACTTTTTTTACTAGTTTCGAAAGGAACAGGTCCGATCTACGAATGATTATCGCCTTATAAGCGGAAGGTCGTAGGATCGAAACCTACCGCCGGTATTGTCAAGCTGGACGCTATAAACGTAGCATCATCACTTCATTCTAAGAACACACATTCATGTTACCGGGGTGGCGCAGGGGTAGCGCGCAGGGCTCATAACTCTGAGGTCATAGGATCGAAACCTATCTCCGGTATTGTCATCATATCGCATCGGTGTTTCAGGCACTTGAGCAACTCAAAGACCTCCTTAGCTCAGCGGCAGAGCGCGAGGCTCATAACCTCGAGGTCGATCGGATCAAAACCATCAGGAGGTAATAACCCATAAAATTGGGTTTTCATTCTTCACTTTATTAAGAAGTGAACTGTCTACGCATAGACACAACTTTTTTAAATCACCTCCACGGCGGACGTTTTATCGTCTGACACCTACTTTACCGACATTCGTGTCGGTCCGATAGTCGGATGGTTATTTTCTTTCTCATTAAAAGAACGGTGTGGGATCGATACCTACAGGTGGTAATTGTCAAGCTGGACGTTATAAACGCAGTAACAACGACGACAATGGTCGTTTCATTTTACCGGCGTGGCGCAGAGGAAGCGCGCGGGGCTCATAACCCCGAGGTCACTCGATCGAAACGGGTTGCCGGTATATATTAAAATCATATAAACACGTGTTGTTTATATTATTTAGAAAATGGAAGGACAGAATCGACGTGTTGAACAAATGAAGGCAGTTCAGGCGGAAGCCCTGGAACTATTTACGCGTAAAAATGCGGATTATGGCGACGCGTTTGCAAAATATAGCGTGATTGGAGTTCTTATGCGCATTGAAGATAAAATCCAGCGATCTATATCAATTTCCAAAAACGGAGTAAATCTCGTCAATGATGAAGGAATACGAGACACCCTGATCGACTTACACAATTATGCAGCAATGGCTTTGATGTTGATGGATGAAAAAGAGGTAGAGTCAGAGGTAGAGTCCGTTGTATAATCATAACATTTTCAACATGATATATTTATTATTTGTGTTGCGTGATAAACTATCATAAAAATGTGTATATTCATTATGTGTTTTTATTTGTTTAAATAGAGGTTTAATGTTTGTAAAATATAGCGCTATAATACCTTGTTCATTCGTTCGACAAATCGGATATTCATATGATAAATGTAGTAAATTATGATATGTATCTTCTTCGATTATTTTTGTGTCGTATAACATAATTCCTGTTTGAAAATAGTCAATATCCAAATTGTATTTGCTATTAAGGAGACTAAAATATTCGATAATATCTTTGTCAAATTGAACATGCAATTTCCATTCATACGTAGGATATGCATCTGAGTGCGCTAATAATGTATTTTCGGTAACTTCGCTCAGCATAGGTGACACATCATCAAAAATAGTCATTCCACAATCTATATAAAATATATAGTTCCACTGTTTAAAAAAGACATTGAATAAATGAAGTTTATGCCATTGAAACTTTTTTGTTCTATTTCTTCCATCACAATTTACTTTGTTGTTTATTTCTAAAAATTCATTTGAAAAAGAAATATTAGGAAAATATTTGATCACAATATTATTATTTTTGATGAATTCGCAGTGTAATAATTCGTCATTATGTAAATCATCTCCTACAACTAAACATATCGTCCCATTATATTTACCAATATGAATCAATTGCGTGCAAGTAGTAATAAATTTATGAAAGTAATTTTTATCGCATACAAATACTACACAAACATTATTATTTATCATTTATTATAATTATATTATACTAAAATACTTGCATGTAAACGAACAAACAAATCGCGCCAGAGTTTGAGTTTATATCAGAAAAGGACTTAAAATAATGTTAGGTGATTTAAATGGATATGATCAAATATGCGTTGATTGTATTCCACACTGGTTACGCTCTTTTAGCTCAGTTGGTTAGAGCGCGGGTCTTATGAGCCCGAGGTCACGGGTTCGAGCCCCGTAAGGAGCATTTTTTATTTGTTTTACATAATGAAATTAAAATACTAATATTATGTATAACACTATTCGTATTTATGGTTAACTATCGAAGAAATTCGTCGCGTAAGACCCGTGGTCAAAAGCGCGGCAGCGCTCGTAGTCGTCGTGCAACTACTGTCCGTCATCGTCGTTCTCATTCTCAATCTCAACGTCGTCGTCATATTCAAAGCGGCGGATGAGGTCAGGCCGTTCCTATTGCAAATTAAATGAAATAGAAACTAGTCTATGAATCTATGAGAATATATCGTTGTGAAGACGCGTTTGTAAACCGAGAACATAAACGGAGAAATGCGGTACTGATTTGATATATAGAATGATTTGATATTACTAGTAGTGTATGTATGAATATTTAGTATTATTATAATATAGTAAATATTCGGATATGGTAAAAAAACCCCCGATAACACAAAAAACCACGAAACCAAAACCTGCACCGAAACCGAAACCTGAACCTAAACCTGAACCTTCACCACCACCACCGTCAACAAAAAAAAATGAAGAAAATAATAGTGGCGGTTCTGTTGATGAAAAAGGAAATCCATTTCCCATCGAGAATCAAGAAGGCGGAGACCCAACTTGCACTGGAGGATATAAAATCGACTATGATTTTGACATATTTGATCCGATTGATCCACTATTTCGTTGTATTCCTGCTTTGAAAGATCCAAGTGATGGATTCGCCGGTAAAATGCTTGAGATGGCAAATAACCCATCATCTGGTGTAATCAATGACATGACAAATATGAATTCAATAGGAGGTGCAGTTAATAGTAGACGTAAGAATACACGTAACCGCCGTCGCACTCGCCGCACTCGCCGCACTCGTCGTCATCACACTCGTCGTCGTCGCCGCACTCATTAGAATCCCATATCATAATCATCATCCACCTTTCCAAGTCGAACCTTCTTGACATTATCGACACATGATTGAATCGCTAATTTTGGAATACCACACTTATCCGTATCCAATCCAACAGATGAGTTCGCCTTGAACGCCTCTTCGATCTCTTGATTTGTATCTGTATGGCGATACTCTACGGCTTCTTGTTTCATCATCTCGTCCATATTCACGAGCACCTGAAACGCACTTGTTCCATAATATCCCTCCTGACCACACATCACATTTGCAGAAATACCGCGCATTGGGTCCAACTCTGCATGTCGCGCAGCTTTTAAGAACATCTCAGGCGTCTCTTCAAATGACGCCTTCGCGATCGGACCAATATCATCACTATTGATTCCGTGACGGAAGATTGATATCATTGATGACGAAACTGTCATACGGTCGCATAACAGAGATACATGGTGATAATTAATTGGCGAATCATCAAACACTTCAGAGAGTTCATTATAAATTGCTTGGCGTGCTGCTTCAATTCCAAATACACGATATACTTCTTGAATATCGTTACTCACTGTGCGTTTGGTATCAATGTAGTCTAATCCGAGCATATGAATAAGATTCGTTCCCGTCGTATCAAGAACCCAACTATCCTTCTTTGTATATACTCCATCCGCCTTTGTCAACGTATTCTTGATCTTACGAATCATAACTTTCTTGATTCCTTTCACACCACGAAGCACAATATTATTCAATAACTGATCTTGAAATGATTTGATCATATAGATATGGTCAGATTGATCCAGTGGATTTTGTTTGTTGCCGCCGCCTCCACCTCCACCTACACCTCCACCTCCACCAGACTTCTTTCCTTGCGATATATTCTCCATGCGAAGTCGAAATACAAGATTGTCATCATTATAATCCGAAAATGCACAACTCACTTCATTACCATAACTGTTCTTTATTGCAAAATGGATATCATCCATCGTCAATTTCTTATCCAACATTGCTTCTGCGTCAATTTTGATACGTATGATCCACTTTGATTTCATCGCAGATGCAGCAGTCAAGGAAGCGGCAACGCTACCACCACCAGGAAGATCAGGAACACCCGATGTTCCAGCAATCACCGAATCACGAACACACTCTTCAATCAACTTCTCAAATTCTTGATACTGGGACATAACTTCACGGTCTTGTTCAACAAGGGTATTCAAGTCGTCTGGATCAAAGCATACTTCAACGCTTTCTACAACCTCCGAGAGTTTGGTATGCTCGATAATAGGAATAAACTCTTGAACTTGCTCCGGGGTTCCTTCATCATCTTCTTTGAAGTATACCGTAATCGACGGATTCTTCGGATTCTCTGAAAGCGACAAGATTTCCTCAATACGCGGAACACCACGTGTAGCGTTCGACTTTGATGCAACACCGGCCGAATGAAATGTATTCAATGTCAACTGTGTGGTAGGTTCACCGATACTCTGTGCAGATACCATGCCTACCATTTCACCAGGCGCAACAATCGATCGCTTGTATTGAAGATTTATCATACTGATCAGGATGGATAGCGCACTTTTATTGAACCTCTTGATGAGAAGAAGTTCCTTTGGTGACAGATAATAATAATACATGACCTTGAAAAGCATGGTGGGCGGTGCATAATACAGATTCTCTAATTGACGAAACCCGGCCGATATCATATCCATTGCTTCTAATGGTGTAATGTCTACCATAGAATTCTGATTGATTTGTTGTTGCGCCTGAACATTGTTAATGATGTGTGTGAATGCAACAGGCATCTGGACATTCTTATTGTCGAGACGGTTAAATACCCGTTCAATAATCAAGTCTCGCATTTCAATCATATAATCAATAAGGTCTTTGATTTTCTTTGATGTCGCCATTTTCTCCTTCTTCATCTTTGCATAGGTTGTCTTTGTAAATGCGGTTACTGCACTTTCTTGTGTTTCGCTCGAGTTATCAAGTGGCATATGAAAGTGAGCATAAATTTCATCCATACTCATTGCCACGAGTGGGAGTGACTGATTTTCCACTTTAATTGTGTCGATTCCATCGTCGCCATATACAAACTGAATAATTCGCTGTTTGCCATTACGGACGGTCATATCGTATTCAACTTTCAGATCTTCCATGCCTTTCACAAGACGACGTTGAATATAGCCTGTGGTTGACGTATCACGAACTTGAAGACCATTGGCGAGACCAAAATTGAGTGTCTTTGGAATTGTTAAATCATACATCTTTGGATGAAGAGCAGGATCGATGATTTCCATTTCAACAATTTCATCGAGGATAACATCATTCAGTGCACGAACCTTGTCAAGTTTATCAGTCCAAACGATCGATTTCATTTTACGATTTTTTTCTGGATGAAGGAGGACAACTTCTTCTGAAAATCGTTGTCCATTCATTGCGCGGATTGACAAACGATACGCTGGTTTAATATTCTTTGTTCCGAAATTGTTTGACTTCAGTTGAGACTTCGAGATCTTCGCGAAAATACCTAATCTTGAACATAGGAATGCTATATCTTCAGTTAATCTTTTACTGCATGATGAAGACTCAATTGAATTTCGCGAAACATATCCATCTCCAGAAATATAACCGCTAAGTATTCCCTTAACAAAGTCGGAATTTGAAATATACGCTTCATTAGGAATATGCTTATTCTCAGCACCATGTCCTACTAATCTTGTAATGAACTCAGCCATAACACAAGACCTTCCAACAATTGTTGTGGTAGTTCCATTGGCTTTATTTATCCTACTTTTTTCTACGTATTTGATGTTAAACTTGGTGAACCAACCTTTGACAAAAGACCGAATTGTTTCATCATTATTCGTAATAGTAATAGATGTATTATAAACGTTACCTTCTGCAATGAATAATCCGATAAACATACCATTATCGAAATTCATTTCAAATGTTTCAGGAATAGTTGAATGATGTCGCGTTCCGTTGTATGAATATACGCCGTTATGTGATATATTTTCAATGTTTGAACGAACAACTGCTCTTTGAAGTCGAGCTTTGCTAGGATAAGGAAGAACAAACGTGTTATTGTTATGTTCACTCCACCAGTTAGTAGGAATTTTTGCTCTATCATGACCCATTGCTTCTTTCATTAGAGTAACTGCTTTTATCATTTCAGAACCGTATACATAGTGAGTTTTTGGTAAGTATTTTTCCATTGATATTGACATGAGTGAGTTATCCGCATTATATTTCACGTAATCGCATACATTCTTTGCAACAGGAACAAAGTCTCCAACTTTAATTTCTTCGGTATACTTTTCGCGGAATTGTTGAAGTTCTTCATTCCAAACAAGAAGAGACTTATTCGCCGTAACTGTTACATCACGTCCTGCTTTTGTTTTGATTTTGAATAACTTTTCGCCTGGGTCGTGACGCGTCACTGCAGTGATTGTCTCCCATGATACATTTCCATCATAATCCATCGTAACAATTTTGATAGGATGAGACAACTCCAAATATTCCATATTTTGCTCGGTCATATACTGGATCTTTCCATTTGCATATTTTACACTATTGGTCAAGTGTTCGTCAATCCATTCACCGATCTTCACATACTTAGGTATATCATTTTCTACAACGATAATCGGTGTCTCCCATGTAACAGACTTAACAGCCGTGTCAATGAGACCAATTCGACCACCCATCGCGTGGAAGAAGAGTTCCTCCGGCGACAATCCCGAAATAAACGAACTCTCAATGAAACCGCGCGCTAAAGGTCCGTCGTCAAACTTGTTGAAGTGTGGCAATGTGCGACTGTCAAACCCGTATGAGATACGCTTACCTTCGATTGCTTGTTGTCCAAGACACGAAATCATTTGCGAAATATTAATGTCAGTACCTTTCGATCCTGAAAGCACTAACCCAACGAATCGATTCGAAGAGTTTAAACTCTTAGTTCCAATGCCACCAGCGTCATTTGTAGCGCTGCTTAAAATATTCGACACTTTGGCCTCAAATTCCGTCTCATTCGATTTGCCAGTCTTGTTCTCGAAAATCCCCAGATGGACCTGGTCGATCAAGTTCTTCACCTCCGTCTTCTTCTTTGTAATAACATCCGCAATCTGTGTGTTTGTTGCTTTATTCGCAATAAGGTCGCTAATACCAACACTATATGCATGTGATTTCATATATTCCGTAATAATATTTTGAAGACCGTCGATAAAGTCCGACGCCGCGATATTTCCAAAATCATTGCATACACGCTGGATCAAACCAACACCACCGCCACCAAGAACACTCTTGTCAATTTGACCACGAATCATTCGACCGTTTCGGATCTCGACAACATTGTTTGAACTAGCGTAGTCTTCATTCGGATTCTTCTCACCAAACGCCTTCTTCTTGTATTTCAATGTAAGCGGCGGTAAAATCTGCGACAACACGTCGAAGTTGCTGACATCCTCGCCGCTCTTGAAAAGGGTTTCATTCACACGAGGATACGCTGCAAGCAGGTTCATCGCCTCCCTCGGCGTAAATTTAATATTTTCACGTGTAAACAAATACGATCCAATCAGCGAATCTTGAAAGACGCCGATAATCGAATTATTGTTAGCCGGACTGATGAGTTGGTAGGGAACTGCGGCCAGATGGCGCAACTCGATCTCAGACTCATCGTCTTGTGGCATGTGAAGGTTCATTTCATCTCCCGATGAATATCCTCAAGGTTTCCCAAGAGGTCGGACTGTATCTTAAGCAAGCTCCAAATGGTTAGTTTGTCATAGCTCACCAACACCGGTTCAGTCTCTGAATGCCTTCCATAGTCTACCATACGACCGTAGGAAGTAACACTGCTGATTGCCCAATCCTTTACATTATTACCATTGGGTTCGTCAATTAAACGAGTTCCTCGCAGATGTTTCCATCCGAAAGTGGTAGTAAAGGCTCTAAGGGGTTTCCAGCAACAAGGTGTTTTGCCAAAAGTTGTTTTTTTAAGTTATATATGAAATCAACAGCCATCTTTTTACTTTCTTCTAAAGTTAGATGGACCCCGCCAAAATCAGTTTTAATTTTATTAATATAGACATACCAACCATACTGAATATTATACCGATTCAAAGGCTTTATCATATCATCAACATTATCTTTGAATGAAGACAACTGAATATCCTTGAAACGAATATATTTTGTATCTTTGTAATAGTTGATCAACCCATCGGACACTCTTTTTCTACTTTCGTTTGAATGTGTAAAATCTGATTGTCCCCCAATTTTTAGGTTGTAACCATACGGAAATATACTATTGTTTGAAATTATGTGATATTTCTCTCTTTCGTTGGCATTTTCAAGATCACAATATTCTAAAATAACTATCGTAAAATCGTCCTTACCGTATTTACGAATAGCATTATTCAAATAATGTGATTGGTGTTTTTTGGTTGAAAATGCTTCTGATATATGAGTTTTAAACCGCCCAATATGACCGTATGGTCGATATTTGTTATGGTTCAATATATGAGATACTGCTTGACCTACATAAACCTTATCTGTGGTTCTGTTTTGTATCTTGTAAATCTCGCAATATCTTTTTGATGAATCACATAAAATTTCATTTGATAAATGTATATTTGGATGGTGGAATGTCATTATTAATATAATACATATAACTTTAACAACTTTTAACTAGGAGGTAGCACGCTTTTCACGCCTCCTGTTTTCGACAGAGATGTTTATCGAAGTCTGCATTATAGGGTTTCGTACAACCAACATTCATACGAAACGTATCTCCCTGATACATCACACGCGCGATATGACACATCATACTCATTCTGTGAAGTGTCGGTTGACGATTGAATAGAATCGCGTCACCGTCCATCATGTGTCGATGAACGATATCGCCGTTGTTCAGCATAATATTCGCGCGATCTGCATAACGAAGCGAAATCGATTCGCCCGTCTTCCGCTCCAGGATCTTCGCGCCAGGATACTCATCCGGACCTGCGCGAACCAACCGAAGCAGGAATTTCTTATTCCGGTCATTCACCACAACCGGTTTCGTAATATTCTTCGCAATTTTTAACGGAACGCCGAGTTCGCGGATGGAGAGGTTAGGGTCAGGTGTAATGACAGAACGCGCCGAGAAATCAACACGTTTTCCCATCAAATTCCCGCGGACACGCCCCTGCTTCCCGTTAAGGCGTTCCTGTATAGATTTCAACGGACGACCCGATCTTTGTGCAACCGGTGCGCAACCAGGAATGTTATTGTTAACTTGGGTAGCGACGTAATACTGAAGCATCATATGCCATCCATCAATCACATTTGCCGGAGCACCCTCATTGATTTTGTCTTGAAGTGTTGTATTCGCCTTAACAATATTCACGGTGATATGAGTAATGTCATCCTCGCTTCTTTGAGAACCGTCCATCTTCACGGAAGGGCGCACGGCAGGCGGCGGAATCGCAAGAACCTGACAAACCATCCAGTCAGGGCGAGAAAAGACAGGACTAAAACCCATGAACTCGACATCTTCATCACTGATTCTGCGGAATATTTTGATTACGATTTCTGGAGTGAGTTTCATAGATAGCGAACCATCCTTATCGGTTTCGGCCGCACTACCCGCAATACTAGTCGCAGTAGTCTCTTCTAAAATTCCTTTGACATTATCCCATTCTGCATATATTTTTCCAAGACCAGCTTTCATGGTAATTCGACTAGGTTGAAGACATCCGCAACCAGTCTCTGTATCCTCACCACATCGTTTGATTTTGCTTGCAATCCGAAACACTTGCGTCCATCGTTCATCTGCAGGTAATCCTAGAAGTTGCTTGTTGGCTGATTTGCTTATACGAAGTGAACTACATTTGATGCATACACACCGCAATATTTTTATAATCGTTCCTAGATATTGATAGTAAAACACAGGGCGAGCCAATTTAATATGTCCAAAATACCCTGGGCATTTCATATAATCCAACCCATCTGTCGGACAGATCACACCAGGATCAATTGGACCCATCCTCGGATCAAACAAACCACCAATTACGGGTTTATTATTTACATATGTTTCGCGGTTTGTTATTTCGGCAACAGATCCTCGCAATATTTCATCTGGCGACATGATACTAAATTGAATGCCGATGATTTTAGATACTGGGGTGGTAGTCATTGCAGATGCCATTGTTTTTGGGTATGTGAAACCTTTTGTATTCGGTCTTCTTATATACCTACTATAATATTTAGATTGTTTTCAATTTTACTGAGTCATGGAATTTCGAATGATAATCGAATGGAATATGGAACGAAAAAATTGAAATGGTTTTTCCATGAATGATATTCCACAGTGATTCCATTTTATCGATAACACAACATAATGCCATTTATTATTAAGAAGAACAATAAGAAAACTGCTTCCCGTATTTTCGGAACCAAGACAACATATAAGAAGCACCGTGACGATGAGGACAACAAGGGCAAACCTGATTCGGATGGTTTGGATACAGAGTCTGAAGGAGAGCAGTCTTCATCGGGTTCATCATCATCATCGGTATCTGTCGCTGTCCCTTCTCGCCGGCGCAGCAGCACTCGTTCTATGATCATGACGAAAAACACCAAAACCCGCGCTGCAAACATGGTAGTCGGCAAAATTGCTGAAGCGCTTGCTTCATCAGTGATTGCTGCCGCTATTGCCAGTGGTAAAGGAAAAGGAAAAGGAAAAGGAAAAAAGGCGTACCGTCATGACCACGAAGATCATGAAGAAGAATACGACGAAGAAAATGTAAGTACTCTGGAGGAGGAGGACCAAGACGAAGACGAAGATAGCGAAGAAGATACCGAGAGCAGAGAAGAAAACAGTGATGATGACGACGAAGAACAAGAAAGCAGTGACGACGATGACGACAGTGATGACGACGAAGACTATGACAGTGATGAAGACGACGACGATGACGATGACGATTACCTGAGTGATGACGACGACGACAGTGATGATAGCAGTGAAGCCGAAATTGCGCGTCAGAAGAAGGATCAAAAGAAAATGGAACAGCGTTGCGAGAACAACAAGAAACAACTTGCTGATATCAAAGAAACAATCCAATCGCTGACTGACACCATGGCGACGAATACTTCACTTGCAAACAATAAGTTCATGAAAAGGCAAATCGAAGAAATGAAGCAAAAACAGCGCAATATTGAGAATCAACTCCGCGCAGATGAAAAGAAGCGCGATAAGTTGAATGTCAAAGAGTTCAAGACGCTTCTCCGAAAGAAGAATTCTACTAATGATCTCCGCTACTTTCGCAGACACATGACAACTGCCGAACAACAGAAAGTCATTGCCGACTTAAAGCAAATCCATGCAGTCAGTATCATTCAGAAACCATACAGACTTTCCCTTTTGGAGACAGACATTCCGATTGCATTCAAAGCAATCGCTATGCGCAAAATCAGTTCGCTTCGTCATATGGAACCAGGTTGTGGTGAGTATTACAAGGTAAAGACCTGGGTAGATACCTTCATGAAGATCCCCTTCAACAAGACTAGAAATCTCCCTCTCACCATCGAAGATGGTATTCAGCGTTGCAGTGAGTTCATGGAAGCGTCGAAGACTACGCTCGATAGTGCAGTTTATGGTCTCAATGACGCGAAACTCCAGATTATGCAGATGCTTGGTCAGTGGATTTCCAATCCAGGCGCGATGGGAAGTGCAATCGCTGTGAAGGGTCCAATGGGAACTGGAAAGACATCGCTTGTGAAGGAGGGTATCAGCAAGATTCTCGGGCGTGATTTCGCATTCATCGCACTCGGTGGCGCTACTGATAGTAGTTTCCTGGAGGGTCACTCTTACACCTATGAAGGAAGCACGTGGGGCAAAATTGTGGAAATCATCATTCAGTGTGGTTCTATGAATCCGGTCATCTACTTCGATGAACTTGACAAGATTAGTGAAACTGCCAAAGGCGAGGAAATTGTTGGAATTCTCACGCATCTTACCGACACGAGTCAAAATTCGCAGTTCCATGATCGCTACTTTGCAGAGATCGATTTTGACTTGAGTAAGTGTCTCTTCATCTTCAGTTACAATGACGAGAGCAAGGTCAATCCTATCTTGCTTGACAGAATGTACCGGATCAATACAACTGGTTACAACAAGAAGGACAAGACGCAGATTGCGCAGAAGTATCTCATTCCTAAGATTTGCGGGCAGGTAGGTTTTCGTGAAGGAGACATTGTCATCTCTGATTCGGTGATCGAGCACATTGTGGAAAATTACACAGAGAAGGAGGAAGGTGTTCGCAACTTGAAGCGCTGCTTGGAAGTGGTTCACCGTAAGTTGAACTTGTATCGTCTGATCAAACCAGATACGCCACTGTTTGAAAAAGAGATGTCGTTGAAAGTTACGTTCCCGTTCTCTGTGACAAATGAGGTTGTAGACAAGTTGGTCAAGCAAGCCAATGATGATAAGCGCGTGAATTTAAGTTTGTATTTGTAATATAAATCAGAAATCAGGAATGAGGAACGATCGTAAGTAATATAAAGGTTTTTTATATATTTTTGGTATTATCATGTCAAGAAATCATACACCTGTGAAAGTTTTTTTCTATAACTTTTGGAGTGGTTTCATTGAAAAAACAGATAGTATGGACGCTACGTTTTTTATAACATTATTTGAAAAGGTTTTTGATGCACCAATTCATATTACAACTTCTCCTGACGAAGCAAGTGTATTGGTAGAATCTATTTTTGGTAATAATACGTATTTATATTATAAAAAATGGACAGCATCATTTTTATTTACTGGAGAATCGCGATATTGCACTTACCCTGACGTATCTCATTATGATTGTGTCTTGGGATATGATAAAACTCATGACCGTTTTGTGGCGTGCCCATTATACTTATTATATTTACAATCGAATCCATACATTTTGGAAGAGTTAAAATCGAGTGATGAGAAAAATGTTTCTCCTCCACCACTTCCAAAAACCGTATCTGCATCCGTTGTAATTAGTAATGCTAACGGCGAAGAACGGTTACGTTTTATAGATCGCCTCGAACAAAAAATGACGGTATATTTTGGTGGGAGATACAGAACTAATGTTGACGAAAATGTCAATGGAGATTATAAATCGCCGGAAATAATTAAGTTTTATCAGCGCGGGAGATTTGCGATTACAATGGAGAATTCAAGTCGACCTTACTATATTACGGAAAAATTGGTGAATGGTTTTAGGTCTGGTGTTGCGCCGGTATATTGGGGATCGGATCATGTTTGTGAGTTTTTTAATCCAAAACGGTTTCTTCATTTGAAGTCGACTGCAACAGAAGAAGATATATCTGAAATGATCGAGAGAATGATAACAATGACGGATGACGAGTATATGAGTATGATTCGTGAACCGATTATGATTCGTTCTATGGAAGACGTAATTGACGAGATTTCGGAATCTATAAAAAAAATACTTACCTCAATTACCTTTAATGTCGTAAGTGTTCCATCGTCGTCGTCCGATTGATTTAGCTCCACGCCATTGCAACACATGTTCCCCCGATGCGAGCTTTGTTCTCCTCCTCCTCCTCCTCTTCTTCCTCTGTGTATGTGTAGTAGTCGTCGTCCTCCTCGTCGTCGCAGAGTTCCGTCATTACTGCTACACTATGTGGTGGTATGGATCCGCCGTCACGTTCGTTTGCTTGAAATGCGGCAACAACTTCTTCAGTGATGATTGTCTCTGCGAACTCTTGGTCAAGGTATTCTCTGAATACGATCTCTGATGTGATCTCATTTTGAACATCAATCCGGATGGGCGAAACTGGGACGTTATTTGCGAATGGTGGGTTTGCTGCTTGAAATTCCCGCGGTTCACTTTCAAAGACAACCTTCACGTAGTAGGGAGAATGATCCATCGGGTCCTTTTGCGTGTTCATCCACCATGCCGTAGCGCAGAATTCGATGAGCGCATTGTAACGACACTGCGCGAAGAATGCGCGACATTTTTCGGCGTGGTGGATGATTTCGCCAATTGTGGTTTCTGCGGCAGATTTGTAGGCTGGAATGTGACGCATTCGCATGGCGAGTAGAATTGGATGTGCTTGTTCGAGAAGTCTCTTGGAAATTGTGCGATGATTCTGCTTGACCTGTTCAATGATCGCCTTGAGACTCACGACGGTTGCTGGTTGGTATTCGATTTCCATTTCCAGATATCCACTGTAATTCGGTTCCACTGATTGCATGGCAATTTTGCAGGTCTTCTTGATGGTGTTGATCATGGTTTGTTTCTGCTGTTTGTTGTTGACGAGCATTTTGCGGATTGCTTCGAGTTGGTGGAGACATTCGATCAAGTGTTGTTCGGTTTGCAGAAATTTGCTGTGTTGAGGCAAGTAGGTAGCTGAACGAACGAAACTTGCGTGCGCTGCCTCACACATTTCCCAGTCGAAATCGCGAGATCCGAGAGATGCGGTCGTCGGTTTTTGAACATGCGCGATGGGGTGTTTCAGGTCATTTTCGGTTTCCGTGCGCACATTTTCGATGAGTTCATGAATTGTCTTGATGTATTCCTTGAGTTCCTTATGTCCGTTGATAGTAGTGGGAAATGTATTTCTGGTAGTAGCGGGTCTAGTAGTAGTACGAGTAGATGCCATTGTGTTTGTCTGTCTGCTGTTCCGTGATGAAGCACTGTTATTCAATAAGTATTTGAAAAACCATTTCAATTTTTTTCATATTGTGGGTAAAATCCACGATGTGAAAAAAAATCTAAACTCCTGAATCGGATGTGCGATTTCCCCCACGAGTATTTAAGTAGTGAATTTGTTCAGAAGTCATACAAATGCAACCGGTGCTTGTTGAGTAAGGTGCAGGGCAGCATTCTGGTTTGGACTTATTTTTAGCAAACATAACCATTGAACCATTTTTCAACGGTTCTTCTGCAGTATAAGAACTACCGGTATTATTCATAACACCATATCCAAAATCGGATGCATAAGAGTTTGCTTTAGTGACCCACATTCCGGCAACATCTCCATTTTGAACCTCGTTTATATTAGAACCCATTGTGGTCATACCTTCATTAGTGGATACAGAAATTTTTTCATCACGCGGTTTAGGTCCAATCTCGGACCCGGTCATTACATTCAACCCTGTTTGAAATAGATTATCAATTCCGTTCATGTTGATAAACCCTTCTGAATTATTCTTTTTACCAGTAATCGCATTCAATCCGCTTTGGAATAAGTTACCCATATCAGTAAAACCGTCCTTAGTGGGTGGGTTTAATACATGTGGAACAGGTTGATTTTTAGACATGATTTCAGATATATCTTTATTTGCTATAGATACAGCTTCCGTAGAACCAGGAGCACCCCCTTCCTTTTTATCCATACCTTCCTTTATAGGTGATCCGGTTTTACCCATAATATAGTCAAAAATTGGGTAATTACAGCAACTACACATTAGAGTTGCACCAATGAACAGTAGAACCACAATAACTAGAATAAGTTTATAGTCCATTTTATATTTAAAACAATTGTTGAACAATACAATTATAATAAAACTATAGATAATTATTCAACTATAAAGAGTTCTTCTCTAAATACGCTACGCTAGTTCAAACTACTTATGGCGAAGGAATACGACTTGTTCTTTGTCGAGTAATTTGGCGCGATACAATTCCTAATAATATGAGTGGAATCGCAATCGTAAGAAACACTGCAATTGCTGCGATGGCTAGAACCCATCCTACAAATGGAATATACCATAATGCAATTATAATAATAATCATAACGACTAAGATTATAATCATGAGTTCGTATACTGACCCAATCAAAGAATAGAATGACCATAAAACGCCAACAAAAGTAAGCAAGAATGTTGCTAATATACCTTTTATTTTTTCAAAGAAGTCGACCATTTTGATCAACATAACTTGAACCGGAATAACCACATTTTGTATTCGGTTAAAAATAGCCAAAAATAGATCCTTGATTGTATCGCGTATCTTGTTCAAAAATAAACGGAGTTTTTCAATGACGTCTAAAATATTTTTGAATATTTTCATGACAACATTGAACCCCGCGTATACCATGATCATTGGTTGATCAAACACACTTTTTGTTATATTTGAGTTACATTCCATGAAATTTTGTTTTGTATACTCCATTGGGTCTGTCCCTTCTGGTGCATTGACCCACCCTGCAAACGGCATAACATCTGGGCGACATTTATACTTTGGCCATTCTTTTTTGACTTCTTGTAACTTATTCTGGATTTGAAAATATGTTATTGCACACATGAATAAAAATATGACAAGACATACCTTCATGATGTCTATTCCATATCGACCAGAAAATGTGTTATCGCCATATAAATATTTTAATCGTTCTATGATTGGTTGTTTTTTAAACTTTTCTAGTAATTCTTTATGTTCTGGTGTTCCTTGTTCTATACTATCTTTTAATGATGAAAATATCGAATTACGCACGAGTGATTGACCTTTACTCACTAATTTATTCGAAATACTTGACGATACGACACCTAAATCTATAAAAATTTTATTGGCAATAGATACGATAAGTGATATTGGATCTGCCATGACCTTACCATATATTCAGATATATTTTAGATATATTTGAATATTATTATGCTTCACTAAATCTACTGCTTGCAATATTATGACAGAAAAGATAGATTCTTATTCATTTGACCCGGCAACCCATGTCCAAACATGATCATATAAATAAGAACAAATGCTCCAATGACAATCGATCTGTCTTCAGCAACAAGACTCGACTGATTGAAAACATAGCGCATCATCAAATAAATGGCGATACCAATCATGGCGGAATGCGCCAACATAATAGATCCACGTTCGTATGACATTTGTATTGTTTTGTATTATATCTATTATATCTATTATAATTCGCATTACATTTGCACCTTACTTCGAACCAAGTGATCTCACCATTTGACCAAATATACCACCCCATAGACTCTTCATCACCATAAGAGCACTTGACATAACAAACATAAGTGTCGCAAAAATACCTGCAAGTTTATTCACTAAATCTCTCATTGCAATAATAATACGTTGAAATCCAATAATGATGTTATTGAAAATGCCAAATATATTCTTGAAAACACTCATAATTTTATCACGAAGACCACCAATGAATCCTCTAATATTTTCGGTATCTTTAACAATCTTAGTTGCAACAGAACCAACTAATGAAATAACGTGATTCAATGGCATCATCAAATAATCCATATACCCGCTTTGTGTAGCTTGAATACACTGCATAAAGTTATCTCCTGTATCGTGTCCAAATATGGATGCAAAGGGCATCACGGCCGGACTACACCGATAAAGCGGCCAGTTGTCTTTTACTTTTTTCATTCCAATTGCTAAAATATTGGCTACATAAAGTCCAAGAAATATGACAATTATCATAATTGTAAATGCGATATCAGTTGATTTCATTTTCTATTCGATAAATATGACGACGATGACGACGACGATAGTATTACGTCTTCCGTTATATTACACTCATATAATATCTATTTATTATGACCTAATATTACGTAAATACTTTACGTAGCACTTTTTTAATATTATATGCAATAACGGTTGTCAACGATTGATCATGACGGGGTTTATGTCGACGTGTATATTTATACATCTTGGTATTATTGCGTCGCCCTCCTTGTTGGGTGGCGTATGCATCATTAATACTGTTGGATTGCGCTTGATTGTGAATTGCCGTAAAATTCGCATTTTGAGATCCTGCACATTGTGGACCACTTGAACAGATCGGACCTACTTGTGGAATCGCAATTTGACCTCCTTGAGAACCACCTTTTTGATATTGTGATGAGACATAACGCCGACCATTATATGTGCGAATGAATGATTTATGTGCATGATTGCTATTACTTCTGCGTAATCCTTGGCGTGAACGTGAACGCTTACGACGACCACCCGAGAGATTATTTACAGAGTTTAATTGGATTTGTTGACTTTTTACAGAATCCATTGCTGCTTGCGGTGTAGCAATATTTGCTGGAACTTGAATCCCGGATGCTTCATAACTTGGTGCTTGCGGCGCTTCTTGAATTTTAATTGTCATTGAATCTATATATATATATTCATTTTAAAATAAATATCGTCGTCGACGTTGCGTTTGAATACAGTCTAAATACTATATGTTTACTATATACATACACGTGTCAAATACATGGATCCAGAGCAACGTATACAACTTCAAAAACTTATTGAAGCAAATGAAACAGAAGACCATACGGAAGTGATTCGCCGTGTAAAGCACAGTTCACAAATTTACATGGATGTCACAACAATGATTAAATTAAAACGCGAATATGGACGTTTAGCCAAATCAAATCCGAAACAATTTGACGCGATTTGTGTATCTCGTTGTGCTTTTCTTTTCAAATTTTATACTGATTTATTCAACCGACTTAAAACTGGAGAGATCGACCTAAATCTTCTCTTTAAAATGATACAAATATTACGAGATATTGAAGACGGTAAATTAGATCAACATGAGGGTTCATATGAAGTCGGAAAGATCTTGAAGAGTATTTATGTGGATAGTGCACTCAAACGCGCCGAAAATTTGGATGCGGAGCAAGAAGCAAAAGATAAACGCGCTGCGACAAAGGCAGCGAAAACATCACGCCCCGCTATTCCCGAGAAGAAACTGAGTTGGTCTGATTTCAAAGCTACTACAGCCCAACAACAGCAGCAGCCACAGCACTCGAAGGAGGCAATGGATTCATAAAAACGATATAACCGTTTAGGTAGGTCGCAAATGAAACCCACGCTAGATATGGAACGAGTAAATACGCTGCGAGGCGCGATACCGGATAAAACGCGCGGATATTCAGAGCAATAAATGCAAGCATTCCTAATATAACAACAAAACTCAAATCGGGACGCTGGAAACGAAAGAAAATCTGGGACCACGAGAGATTAAGTACCCATGCAGCACAATAATATAAAAACCCGACGGATCGGACACCTGCGCTAATGGACGTGGTGGTAGATAGAAATACAACACCAGATGCAATAATCAGTGCGTATAAAATCGTCCATGCAATAGGGAAGACCCAACTGGGCGGGGTGAGAGGGGATTGTTTGAGAGATTTATACCACGACGACGATACCGAAGAGTCAGAAGAAACGGAAGTATTCATTGATTGGTTAATTCTCATATACTTAGATAATATATTTAGATATATTATAACAGAAAAATTCTATTTTAATGAAATCGCGTCGTCGCATTAATTCAAACCGTCGAAAATTTAAAAAGACAAATAATAAAATTCATAGAAAATCAAGAAGAAATACAAAAAAAAATATGATTGGTGGAGCGGCAGAACATATAGGTTCGAATAATATTAATGAATTATATAAAGTTGGAACGGATAGTTCCCCCTTCAGAAAAATAGTAATGGAAAAAGTATTTACATCAGAAGATGACGCTAAAAAATTTGAAGATGAGTCTATAACTAAAATTGGTAAGGAGCATATTAAATATAATTTTATTGAACCATATGGACATGAAAAAATACAAAAAACAATAGAAGAATCAACTCCGGCAAAATGGTACGAACGTGGAAAGTATAAAATTACTAAAAAAACAATAGAGGTTCCTGCAAAGTATTCGGTTCAGTTGTTCACTGATAACTATGGAAAAGAACTAGCAGAAGAACTAGTAACAGAAAAAAAAGAGTTGCCTGACGATATGAAATATACGATAAGTGTCCAGGTAGCGGTCTAACAAACAAGTATAAAATTGATTATGTATTTTGTATATGATTTTACAATATACGTCATGCCTCCCAAGTTCAAAGTCAAGTATACGCCCCGTCCGGCAGTGACGGCGACTCCCACCACCGCTTCCGCTCTTCGACCCCGCGACAGCGGCAATGGTAAGATCCTCGTGATCGTAGAATCACCTGCTAAATGCCAGAAGATCGAGAGTTACCTCGGTAAAGATAAATACACGTGTCTCGCTAGTTTCGGGCATATCCGAGAGATTGAAGACGGTCTGAAATCGATTGACGTCGACAACGAATTTAAGACCAAGTTCGTGATTATGTCATCGAAGCAGGGCCAAGTCGCTAAACTCCGCGCAGCAATTGCTACCGCGAGTGAGGTCATTCTCGCTACAGACGACGACCGTGAAGGCGAAGCAATTGCCTGGCATCTGTGTCAAGTATTCAATCTCTCGGTGTCGTCAACCAAAAGGATTATATTCCATGAAATAACCGAACCTGCATTACGCGCCGCCATCACCGCACCGCGAACGATCGATATGTCGCTCGTCCTCGCACAACAGGCGCGTCAAGTGCTTGACCTGATTGTCGGGTATAAAATATCTCCTGTATTATGGACCTATGTTGCGCATACAAATCTCTCGGCCGGTCGTTGTCAAACCCCGGCGTTGCGCCTGATCTACGAGAATTATAAAGAGATCGAGTCATCTACGCCTGCGATGGTATATTCTGTCTCTGGAATCTTCACTAAACTTAATCTTACATTCCATCTCTCGAGAGATATAGAATCATCTGGTGATCTCGAGAGATTTATTCAGGAAACAGCCAAAGCGCCAGATGAAGGGTTTTGTGCGACAGTGGGTGCATCCAAAAAGGTCACAAAGGCGCCCCCTCACCCTTATTCTACTAGCGCGCTTCAGCAAGCCGCAAGCAATGATCTTCATCTCTCGCCAAAAGATACCATGTCTGTTGCACAAAAGTTATATGAACAAGGGTACATAACCTATATGAGAACTGATAGTAAGGTATATTCTGTAGATTTTGTCGTGAAGGCGTGTGATTATATTCGGAAACGGTTCGGTGGCGCCGGTGCAGGGTCGGGTGATGACATTATTGGAAATCTCTCAACCATTACATCATCATCATCATGTTCCAAAGACACAGCACACGAAGCCATTCGACCTACAGAAATCTCTCGAACTTTACTTCCTCAATCTTGCCATCCGAGAGAACACCGGTTGTATTCTATGATTCATCGAAATACATTGGAAAGTCTCATGTCCCCCGCGATTTGTCAAACGCTGACAATGGCAATTTCATCTCCCGTGAGCGTGTGTGTCAATGGTAAAGACGCCGAGTGTGAATACCGTTACACTGCAGAGCAGATCATTAAACCAGGATGGAAGTTGGTTGCAGGAGGGTATGATAGTGACGCCAAAGAATACTCCTATTTCGCATCGATTGCGACCCCGAGTGGTAAAAGTAAGACGGTATTATCTGCCCCATTTAAGAAAATCATGACGAAGTGCTCACTACGAAATACGAAATCGCATTATACTGAATCGGGTCTCGTTCAACTGCTCGAGAGGTTGGGGATCGGTCGCCCGTCAACCTTTTCAAGTCTTGTCGATAAAATCCAAGAACGTGGATATGTCAAACTCCAAGATGTCCGCGGTAAATCTCTCGAATGTCGTGAGTTCGTGATCTCCGAGGGGAACGACGCTTTGCTCGATTCCGGAACAAAGGACAGGAAGAAAAATATAGAATCAAAATCAGAAGTTCGAGAGATTGGCGGTGAATCTAGGAAACTCGTCATTCAACCACTCGGAATTGTTGTCATCGAGTTCTTGCTCGAACACTTTGCGCCGCTTTTTGAGTATGAGTTTACAAAGAATATGGAGAATCAACTGGACGAAATCGCAACCGGCGGAATGGTATGGCATGAACTATGTTATAAATGCTGGTTTGATGTTGCTGCACAATTACAGGAACTTAAAGAGCGTGGGGTTGTCAAAGAAGAGATTCAGATCGACGACCATCATTCATATATTTTAGGGCGGAATGGACCTGTCATACGGTGTCGTGTATCGGAAACGATGCACTCAGGCGCAGATGCATCGGACGATGACGATGACGCACTCCTTCAGGTTAAGAAAACAAAACCGAAATTCATATTTAAATCGGTCCGTCAAGATTTAGAGTATGCGAAGATATTGCGCGGGGAGTATTCTCTCGCGTATATGCTCGGCGAAGATGGTAATAACGCTAGCACGGACGGTCCTGCGCCAATCGCAGTTGCTGGAGGTGGGCGTTTGATGGGACAACATCAGGGGCAAGACGTTGTTATTAAAAGCGGGAAATATGGTGCATATGTCGTGTGGGGTTCTACGAATATATCATTAAAACCATTGTTGCAGGAGTGTGGCAGCAGCGGAAGCGGCAGCAATTTGGTCCAATCCATTCCCGCATCAAGAACTGCAAAGTGTAGCAGTAAATACACTCCTAAAACAAAATCGACGACAATAAATCAAAAATCTGAGTTTGATTTGACATTAGAAGACTTGGTGCAGTTTATCGAGAAAAATAGTGCGCCGGTGGTTGTCGAAGACGATGATGGAGCACCTTCTATGACATCATCGGGTAATACGGCGTATGTACAAGGACAAATATTACGCACAATCGACGAAAATACGACAATACGATATGGAAGATATGGACCGTATATCTTTCATAAAACAGCGAAAATGACGAAACCGGCGTTCATCGCGTTAAAAGGGTTTCCAGAATTGCATGGGAATTATATCACGTGCGACATTGCGAAGATACAGGAGTGGATTGCTGCGGCGGAAGGGGCTCCTGCTAAACCGAAACCAAAGTTCGGATTCTTCAAGAAGAAATAATAATGTTTACAATTCATTTACAATTCATTTACAGCGCATAATGTTTGGAAGAACAAAATCTTATTTGTATTATTATATTATACACTTCAGTAATCATTTTACATAATAATATATTTAGTATATATACATTTATGGAAGATCAACAAAGAGGTTCGCCTCGAGGTTCTCCGCGAGGTTCGTCTCGAGGTTCATCACGAAGTTCGTCGCGAAGTTCGTCGGAAGTAGGTGTAAATGAACCTCAAATGGGTGATGGTCCGGAAATGTTACTATGGCGCGCAACAGTAGATCCTTTAAGAAATGTTGGTTCGCCGATTAGTGCAGTATGGGCATATACTGATGAACCTCCAAATACTGCCGATGAAAATCGTAATAGTATTCGGACAGTTGACAGATTTATGTTTCTTATATATCCTGGGGGTGGATGGGGTGAATGGACTCCTGGAGAAGCTGTCGAAAACGTTTATTACCTTATGTTCCCTCCTGAAACTAATCAAAGTTGGCGTCCTCGACTTGAAGCGTCAGAATATGAGCATTATCAAGTATATCATAGCACCAATATCCCCCTAGGAAAAGGATATAATAGTCAATATGTTAGTCCTTCTTATTCTAATATAACTAGTGTGTCAGAATTAGACCCAGAATATGTGCGTCAATTAGCAAGAGAATTATACGGCAAAGGTAAAAATTATATTAGAGGTTATATAAAACGTTACTTTGTTACGCCCACTTTTTCTGATGAATATGATAAAAATGCTGATAATGCAGCAAGAAATACTATAGTTGATATTTTTGTAAGATTAAAAGACAAAAGATTCGATGAAGTTGAAAATTTCGTAGAGGATGAATGGGATATACTTAGAAATCAAGATTCATCTGACTATATATTTTTTGACGAAAATTTGTATAAGGATAATATAAATGTAAGACTTATTAATAGAAAAGGACAATATCTTAGACCGGCCAACAACGCCGAGGCGGTTGATTTCATTCGTGAGGGTGTTCAATTTACTCCGACATTTAAACTACCTCTTAGTCCAAATTCGAAACCAATAACAAGAAAAAGATCACAGCGACGACGCGATAAAAAATTATTAAAAAATGAACTTGCTTATTTGGAAAGTATCAAAAATAATCCTTATTCGATGTACGGTGATGATGAAGACCGTGTCCATAAAGAGTTAATGACTAGATTACATGATGAAATGGGTAAAAAAGTGAAAGATAAAACTGAAAAATCTGAACTTATAAAACAGATGTATGGACATTATGGAGGTTTACGCACTACACGTCGTCGTCGTAAATACAAACACACCACTCGTAAATTTCGTGGTAAAAAGCAAATAAAATAATTCACGTATCATCATGATCACAAGAAATAGTCCCATGTGCGTTGAATACCTTCCTCCAACCCGACATCGCATTTAAACCCAAATAAATCCTGCGCTTTCGTAATGACCGGTCTGCGGCACATTGGATCGTCTTGTGTTTTTGGGAGATATTTCACATCGAATGAATTGCCATAACTATTCTCTTCACTATTATCCCCTCTTCGTTGTAATGCACGCCGAAATACTACAACGAGGTCATTCATCGTGAACTCGCAGTCTGGGTTACCGATATTTACAGGACCTATATCACTCACTCTTGTATCTCCCGTCGCCATAAACGTGACCAATCCACGCACAGTGTCATCAATATAGCAGAACGACCGGGTTTGCATCCCATCTCCATAAATTTCAATAGGGACTCCACGCTTTATCTGGCGAATAAAATTAGTTATCACCCGTCCGTCATTCAAGTCCATTCGAGGACCATACGTATTAAATAACCGCGCGATCTTTAAGTTCAACTCTGGAAACCGTTTCTGGTATTCATAAATCAATGTTTCGGCTGCACGTTTTCCTTCATCATAACATGACCGTTCCCCCATGGTATTCACATTACCATAATAGGTCTCCGGTTGAGGATGTACAAGAGGATCACCGTATACTTCGCTCGTGGATGTAAACAGCATTTTGCAGTTGTATAATACACAATAATCAAGAATGCGTTGGGTGCCATTGATGGATGTTAACAGAGTCTCCATGGAGTATTTTTTGTATTTTTCAGGTGATGCGATGGATGCAAGATGATAAATTTCGTCAATATGCTCTTCATTGAACAATGTAGGATTGATAGGTTTTGTAATATCGTATTCGATAAATTTAAACCTTGGGCGAAATTCGGTGATTTCGCGTATATTGTCGACGGATCCAGTGATTAAATTATCAATGGCAATAATGTGATTCTCGGGGGATTGTGCGAGAAGATGAATACATAGATTCGAACCAATAAACCCGGCCCCGCCAGTTACAACGATAGTTTTCTTCGCCATGGAATGGAATGGAATGGAATGGAGATAATTACATATAGTAATTATTATCTAAATAGTGTATAACCGAAATACAAATGGATAAAATAGCTGGTCCGAATGACCTTGTCCCATCATTTAAGATATTCTCGATGCTCATCATCATCACAATTGTAATAAAAATGATATTTCAATATAGTTACAATGAAAAGTCAGCACCATCATTTAGCGATGTAAGTAGTATGGCCGATGTATCTCTCGTGAAAGATGAAATCAAGAAGAAAGACTCGTCCAATTTGAAGAAAGAGATTACCGTTTATTTCAAGTCGTATATCTTCTATTATCTCACTCTACTTTGGACTGTTTGTCTTATGATTACAATTGTAGCAATTACCCTAAATAAATACGATCCATTAAAACCAGGTTGTATTACAAAAATGAGTATGATCAATATGATACCAATTACGCTGTTTATGTTTTTATTAGGGTGGATTATTTATCAAAATACGGTGTATTATAATAAAATAAACTCGGGGCATGTTGCAGAATCCTATGTAACATTTGATACCGCAGTAAACATTCTTTTACTGGTTCAGGCCGGTATTATGTATGCGTATATCAATCAACAAATGTTGTGCTCTTCAGAAATGGGGCAATATAGCGAAGCAATGTCGAAATATGGACCTTATATTGCTGGGTTTGTTGCACTTCTTGCAGGTGGATGTATGGTTCTCAATGAAATCATCTTGCGGTTCTTTACAACCGATGGGTAATGATTAGGGTCTGCGTGATACTAGTTGACGCCTACTACCACTATCACTATCACTACCACTTCTTCTATCTGAATATGGTTCCGGAACTACGCCTCTTGGTATTCTTGATATAATCGTATGAATGTCCTCTATGGTTAACATTCCGTAATCGCGGTGCGTTGTATGATACATTGGATATTCATCAGG